CACCTCAGAAAAGACCCAAAGAACTTCGACCAAGCCGCATTCAAAGCGGCCGCACTCCGTGCGATGGTGCGCGAAAACGTGGCGGCTCTCTTTTCTCTCTTCAAACTTTACGGGTATAGACCCAACACGGATAATTTTGACTTCCAGAATACAGTCACAAATTACGTGGAACTCATCAATCTCCTGGACGGAAATTGGATGAAGCTTTTCAAATACAAGATAGCAGCATTCTGTGCCTACTGGCTAGATAGCGAACTTCCTGTCAAACCCTTCGAGGGCAAAGACAGTGCGAAGTTTATCGCCTGTGGAGCAGCAAACAGATGGCTAACGCTAGTGCTTGGTAAAAGAAAAACAGGTTCTAAAGAAGAGAAGAAAAAAGCAAACTCACTCATTCTAAGTATATCCCTAGTTAAAAATGCATTTGTTAAACCCGGTGAGGGGCTCCTACAAGACGAAGCCGTAGCCACGTTCAACGAACTAACCGCTGTCCAACCCGACGACTCTGCTGAGAGTGTGGTTGTGGACTTGCCAACAGGCCCACTCAATGTCAATATTTACGACATGAGATACGAGCTGCGGCGAACTGTAAGAGAAATTTTGCAGCCTGAAGTCAGGCGACGAGCAAAACTCTCCAGAGCGAAATGTTCGGAGGAGACCCTTGAGAGGGTAACAGAAGCATTCTTCCCAAGCACATCGGCCAATTATATCAATAATCGGGACGAGCTGGGAACAGTAGGAGCAATGTTGGAGAATCCAGACATCGCCTCCCTACGAAAACAAGGGGGGTATTTAAACCCAGAACAAGCAGAGTTCGACAAAGAGTCGCGCGACGTACCGGCAGACGCCACAAAGATCCTCATCCCTCACAACATCACAACTTTCAAAGCAGCCATGCAACAACTTTGGTTTAAAAGTGCTAAGATTGGTCAGAGCCAGCCGAATCAGGCTGAAATTGTAGCTCTATCAGAAGCACTCAAAGTACGCATTATCACAAAAGAGGACCCGTTCCGTATGTATGCGCTTCGGCACGTACAGAAGGAAATCCACAGCATCCTCAGACACATCCCGCAATTTGCTCTCATCGGAAACCCCACAGGGGGTTTCGAAACGTTCGAGGCCTATCTCGAATCTACCCTTCAATTAAATGATAGAGGATTCGAGGAAGGAGACTTTGGCACATCCAACCTGTTCAGGTGGGGGGCCATGGAGAACGATGAGCAACGCGAGATCTTCGTGTCTGGAGACTACAAGGGAGCGACCAACTCAATCAAGAGCTGGGCCAGTCGAATCGTAGCCGAGGAGATTGCTGAGCATTTAGGGTATTCCACTGCCATCAAAGATCTATTCGTAGAATCTTTGATCGGACATGAAATCTTCCTCGATTTAATGCATATGCCCCCAACGAGGCAAACCAAAGGACAATTGATGGGCTCAATCACTTCATTCCCTGTCCTGTGTATAATCAACGCAGCGGTCGTACGCTACGCACATGAGCTTGGTACCCATAGGTATCACAAGATCCGCAGAATGCCAATGGCCATCAATGGTGATGACGTTGCGTTACGCACCACACTTGCCGGGAAGGCAG